AGAATTAGTAAAGAATGAGAATAGGATGTGTAATCCACCATCACTAAAAACTAAACGACTGGGATTTTCATAATGAACCCAGAGTAATGAACGATTGTTGAAGATACCAAACTGCCAAGTGCGGTCAGTATCACCATCATCCCATACTTTTTTATCGTATTGGAAGAGTTTAGAAGTCATACTTTGCCTCCGTTTCTTTCACACGCAACAGGAATCCATCATCACCAATGTCACCACTGTAGAGATAGTCAATGTGTTTCATAATCTCTGACATCTTACGCAGTTTGGGAATTTGCTCCTGTAGAACATCAATCACATCAGGGTCATGGTTGGGATACCATTCATAACCATAAGTTCGGTCTTCATTCCTCGCCTTACCATTATTCTCAATCTCTACTTCCAACTCATCAGCAAACTGTGATACCTTGTGGTAATCGTAACCACAATCTCCAAAGTGTCCGCCACTCATTCTTCTTCCTCCACAGGGAACATAGTACTGTATTCTTCATTAGTCAGTGTAAGATACTGAACATCAGCATCTTGGTGTTCTTCAGCATACACCAACTGATAGTGAGCAAAGTCACTTTCAGAAGTGCTACCGTATTCTACCACACCATCAACAAGGCACAAGTAGTTCATTTTGAATCCTCGTATTCGTCAATCTTTTCGTGAATAAACCCAGTCATATCAATGGTATATGGATTTGTGCCCTCAATCTCACAATCAAGGAGAAACTCCATGACAGTACCAAGAATCAGACAAGCACGACGTTTATCGTGCTCTGTGATGGTAGTATGTGGCAGAGCAACATAATGAACGATATGATCGTAAAGTTCGTCGTAGGTCATTGTTGTTTCAGAATAGTTTTAATCTGTTCAAGATCCTTCAGTCGTTGTTCTACTGTGTCATACTGTTCGGATAGGAAATCAATAGCATTATCTTCAAAGTTAGTTTCCTCACGAATCTCCCATGCAAGACCTTCTAGTTCTCCTTCGCAGTATTCAATGAAGTAATCAATTGTGTCAATCATTCAATCACCTCCCAGTGTGCATCAGATTTGTCCCCGAAACGATTAGTTCCAGTTCTTGTACTTACCCACATAAAGTATTTGCGATTCTCAGATGCGAGAAACAACTCACCACCAGTATCCTGTTCTACGATACAAACAGGATTACCCTCCATGATATTAGCAAGGCGATTCTTTGCCTTGCTTGATTTCGGTTTTACAGTGACCTTTCTCATTGGTAGTATGCACAAGATACAGAAGAAGGGATACCTGCAGCGGCAAGATTAGAGTTGATACGATCAACCTCATCCTGAGCACGCCACTCATCACGAACCTCATAAAGATTCACGATCTCGGTGTTACCGTAAGCGTTGTTGTGAACCTGGAAGACGAGAAACATGTGTCTCTTGCGTTGATGTATGTATATTACATCAAAAAGGGGCCCCTGTAAAGGGCCTCTGTGACAGTTCTTAGAGTGTCACTTGTTCATTTGCAGTGTCGGAACTGGCATACCACCCTCAGTTGGCACATAGATCGTTACGTTACCATTCTTGGATCCATCTTCCAGACCAGTGATATACAGATACTGCAGATATTCTCGGTTATCTTTCAGACTGTTACCAATAATCTGGTTTGCCTTGGCAACACCAGTAGCACGGATTACTTCAGCATCAGCAAGTTGTTGTGCAGAGTCTTTCTTTGCTTGTGCCTCAAGAACTGCAACTTGGCGAGTATATTCTGCCTTCTGCAGTTCTGCCTTACCCTGTAGAGATTGGGCCCACACATTATACAGAGGACCAACCACTGCATTGATGATCATCAGGGACAAAAGAAACGAAACACCGATAATACCGGCATTACGAAGAGTATGATCAGGTTTCATAGAAAGTCTCCATCTTCAAAGTTAAAGTAGTCTGTGATCGCTGACATCACACAGTCAGAGATCGTATCAACAATAGATTCCTCAGAAGGATTCTCTACATGTTTATGAGCACGATGCCAACCTCGTTTGACACCTTCTTCAATCGCCATATCTAAGATGACGTGCATTCTAGGTTTCATTACCACACACCTCGTTGTACCATGATTTTACGAACTTCTTCATAACAAAACTTCTTCAGTTTGGGATCTTCAGTCGTTTCGTATGCAGTCACCATACGATTCAGATACTCATCTTTCGTGGTGATTTTGAGTACAGGAGCATCAGTCATACCAATCTCGGATAGAATAGAACCAGCACGAACTTTGTTCTTACCGAAGTTACCAGATACCCTACCTTCTGTGCGAAGTTTAGGTTTGATCTTTGACAGATTTGAATCCATGGTGATTTGTGATTACTTGACTATGGTAGTATGTTTGTGGTCAGAAGTCAAGGGGCTTGTGACAGTCCCGCAAAAGGTACATTACACTTTCCGCTTTTTCTGCATTGGGAATACGGTGGATGACCAATCCACCGTATGACGCGAAATTGCAGATTTTTTGGGTTTTGCCTCTAGTGGTGGGCTGGGTTCTCAGTTGATCCGCCAGACCCGAACGACCGACTGGCCATTCTCAATGAGCTTTCTGGTCTGGACTCGGTATCCCCTCTTCTTGAGCTTCTCTGTAGGAGTTGGGCGATAGTCTGAAGAAGGAAGATTGGAGACGGGGATTGCAAAGGAATCACCTACAGTCATCTGCTCCCAGGGATATTTTGAAGCGCCAACAGCGCGGGTTGAAGCAGGGATAGGAACGTTCTTTTCAATAGTAAACATAGTAGTAATTAGCTGAGGTTGATCAAGTCGTTGTTGTGGTGAGTGTAGAATGTGATCGGATCCATGTTCTCTTGAAGGAACACCGAACCAGGAGAGAGAATGTCGGAACACTTGGAACTTTTCTTGGTGTACTCTGACTGCAGATCTGCAAGGGTTTTGTTATAGAGACTGTTGATCTCTGGGCCACTGAAGTGTGGCGAATTGACTAGGTTGGCGAGTGCAACAACAAAAGCAGACTTGAGATCTGCTTTCTGTTGCACCTGATTGTGTAGGTTGAGATTAAATTCAGACATAGGATTCTACAGGTTGACCTTTGATGAAGATTGCATCTACAACACGTTGCAGACGTTGAGAGATTGCTTTACCGTGATTCTGGTGAACAGGGACGGTAACGAAACCAGTGGACTTACGATAGAACTGACACGCACCTGCAGGAATCTTACCAGATGCAATATCCTTTGCGTCATCTTTGTCCAGACGGATGACACGACCAATGGTTTGTGCCATCTCAATCAGAGGAAGATTGCGAAGAAGAATGCAGTGAGTGAGACCAGGGACGTTGATACCCTCAGACAGAATGCTGTAGTGGAAGAGGACAAACTTGCGGTTGGGATCCTTACCCCAGTCTTGCAGAGTGTCAAAGAACACTTCACGATTGACTTTGGTACGATTCACATATGCACCGTGTTTGGATGTGATGTGGAGAATGTCATAACCACGATCTTCCATGTCTTTGATGACATCAGACTGAGACAACATGTTCCACAGAATCTTAGTGGAAGGTGCAGCAACGAGAACTTTGGATGCAGAAGTTTCGTCCAGAGTGTCAAGAATGTTGATCACGGTCTGACTGTCAACAATTGCTGCAGTGTCCTTGTTACGAACTGCATCGGTCTCATGTGCGATCACAGTGGGAGGAAGGATACAACCAGACTCCACCAGTTCTTGTGCAGCAACCTTCTCAATCACAGGACCATAGACCATGGTATTGTTCATACCAGGACCATTCGGATTCTTGGAGTTCTTGGGAGTTGCAGTGAAGAAATACTTCTTCTTGGTGATCAGAGATGCAGCAGCAACAGACTTGAAAAAGTCTTTACGGGTGGAATTGTGGGCCTCATCACAATACATCACATCAACATCAATACCAGATGCGACAACCTTTGCGAGAGAGTTGTAGGTGGTGAAGATCAGTTTAGGAGTATCAATCCGATCATCAACCCAACCACGAATTCGGTCAGGATTGGTGGAACTGAAGTAGTGAGTCTCACCAGAATGAACATGCATGATTTCAGCATCGGTGATAAACTCAGTGAACTCAGAACACAGTTGATTTGCAAGCAGAATGCGAGGTGCAACCACAAGAATAGTCTTGCAACCATTCTCAATCATCACCATAGAGTGACGGATCATGATATAGGTTTTACCACCACCAGTAGGAACAAGAACACGTCCACTATCAAAGGACAGCATCTTGTCAAAAATGCGTTGTTGAAAGAGACGGAATTGCATAACGAGTGCGTTTCAATATGGCTAATATACGACAAAAGCCCCGTGGGGTCAAGGGGCTTTTGATAAGGATAGGTTATCAGTGATATTAGATGATGTTATCACACAGTCTCTCGGCATAAAAGAACCCGTATTCTTCACCATCTTCAGTATTTGCCCACTCCATGTATTCCTGACCCAGGGCAATCAGATCTTTATATCGTTCTTCATCATCCAGAAGAATCATCCTGTTCTCAACACAATCTAATTGCAGTTCAATGATTTCTTCCACGTTCTCTGACATATTCTGAAAGAGTTGTTTGAATTTCTTGCGAGTGTGATTCATTTTAAGCATACTTTTTGTACAGTTTGTAACCCAGGTAAGCAAGACCGCCGACCAAGAATAAGGGCCAGAGAGAGATAATGAGAATTGCACCCAGACCAATTACACAGAGAGCAAGTCCGCCTTCCCAGTTACCACTACCAGATCCAAAAGAGTTAGAAGAACTTGAGGAACTAGTAGAAGACTGAACCCCAAGAAAACGAGTTTGAATGATTTTACCTGCGTACATCGCTTCACCCTGAGCACGTGCCTCAGCATGATTGATGCAACCAGGAACTGGCAACCATTCAATCCGTCCGTTCTTCTGAACTAGAACCTCAAAGTTTTTCATCAGGTGGTGACCTCTTGTTGTTGAGTGTACACTAGATCAAACAGATCGTCAAGTATCTCCGAGCAATTCCAGTATTCTGGACTGGCATTGACACATTTCTCAATCTGATACCGCCGAACTGCATTGAAGATCAGACGGTATTGTTCATTGGTATAGTTGAATTTGTTTTCAATAAGTTCACTCATGATTGAATTACCTTTTCGTAAAGATCGTCAAAGATTTGTCGGTTGATGGGATCTAACTCCACAGTGAAATCTGTATGATTTTCTACATACCACATAATGTTCTGTAGTAGTACAAGTTCTTCATACAGAAGATCCTTGATCATAAGAGTTGTAGTCATTTTGCACAATCTGGATGATGTGTGAATTGTTTGCAGGCTTCATAGGACTTAAACATCTCTGCATCACGAACGATCAGAAATGCATTCCAACCTAACATTGCAGCAAACATGAGAGCGAATGCTGCAATATATCTGCGTGGAAGTGTCATTTGACTTTCAGTTGAAGTTTAAGAGACTGAAGTGATTGTTTTCGGGATTTGATCTTTCCCTTACACATACCCTTGGTTTTCTTATCTTTACCAGAGTTGTGTTGCCAGTTTGGAGTAGACACTAGAGACCTCCTGCTTGATTTACAAACGATTTTGCATCACAAACAGACTCAAAGTTAGCGATGACTTCAGTGATAGTAGTCACACCATTGTCAGAGATATTGATCTCCTTTACTTTGCGAAGATCATAACCACCTTCATCAATGTTAGTGAAAATCTCACCGATGTACTGACCATTCTGATAGATCCACTCTTGATACCAAACGAGTTCTTTCTGATTACGTTCGTAAGTGATTCCGTTGTTGTTATCAATGATGGTGGTCATGGGGGTGATTCCTCTCAACATGGCTAATATACAGGATTTTGGGTGGCCTGTCTCAATCTGTGTGCCAGCTTGGTATCTGGCACATCTGCATCGCACTGTATGGAGTAGTTTTATTTAGATCTACTACACTTCCCACTGTCTTACTATTAACTGGTGTGTGGAATTGTTTTGTTTTGGAGTTGTAGAATCCCCAGATAGATTTAATACCAGAACGCCCACAGTAATCAAAGTGATTGTCATTAACAATCCAGATTGCACTAACATTAGTCTTAAAATCGGTACGTTCATAGTGATAACCTTCGGGTGCTTTGTGAAAGAGTAGTTTCATGCCATCAATGCACCAGAAGGTATTTCAGCGACGGTGGGCATAGTGTTTTCTTCAAACTGATGACGATCATAACATACCCATTCGTTATTCACAAACAGATAAGCATACTCTTCACCATCAGCAAGATAGTCATACTTGTTAGCATCAAGTCGTGGAGGACAAACTTCTCCACGAGCAGAATAGTATGCTGGTTTTTTATCTTCATCCCAACAAGTGCTCATGTCACCACCATCAATCAGTTCAGCAACTTTATCTTTGGTGTTGTAATGAGTCTTCAGAATACGACCCAACCATTCAGGATAACCATCCCAGTGATGATACACCGAGAGCACAGATTCGTCAGCGAGTTGAATACCAATGCGAGAGCGAGTTGCCATGATCAGACGAGGATAAGTGAAGGAGCAGGTTGAACAGAATAGGTGAAACGTGATGCAGTTACAGATGCACCAGCAGTTCCGATCTCATCTACGATTTCCCACCAATCTTCTCCTTCTTCAATAACAACATAACCAAATGTTCCAGCGATTGGCAGTTGTTCAATACCACAATTTTCTGCTGCACGTTGAGTAGAGAATCGTTCCTTACGATTCCACCAACCGAGACGATCAACGTCTTCAGAAGGACCGAAAGAGATGCAAATGTATTCAGTCATGATCAGTAGAGGAGAGAGAAGGAACCACAGAACTTACGAACCCACTGAAGAGTTTCGTAATGACTGCGAGGTTTGGACATCACCATACTGGTGTTCTTTTCAGGATTCAATGCAACAGCGACGTATTTGTGGTCGCATTCTTGCCATTCAGGCGTGACTTGTTGAATGAACATCTGACATACTTTACCTTCTTTCCAGTTGGTAGTGTAGTGGAAGACCATCGGGGTGACTCGTCTCAACATGGCTAATATACACGAAAAAAGACCCCTGTGAAGGGGCCTTGTGACACTACCTCAACTGTCCTCGGCCAGGGCGACTAGTTTATCTCGGAAGGGTTTAACAATCGCTTTCGGATTATCAAGAATCAGATCTTTGTTGATGAAATGAACTTTTAATGAATTATGATCAATATAGGAGTCATATGCCCAAGATGCAGACCTCACATAAGCATTTGATTTCACCACACACTTATCATGAATCTGTTTCTGTAGTTTATCTTTCACTGCATGAATACTGTACTCAACTACATATGCACATTGTTTATTGATGAACAACGAACCTACAATATCCAGATCTTCTGCAATATCTTTATCAAGACGTGATTGAGTATAATCATTGAAACATGCACCACCTCGTTGTGCAGTTGTACCATTATAATTCTTAGGTTTACATTCTTTTTGTTTGCCAGATGCATCTACAGCATCACGACCCAACTTTCCTTCAATAGGAGTATATCCCGCAATCTTAGTAGTTACCAACTCACGAAGAGCAGAAGAGTTCTTGTCTTCCATACAAAAATCAATCATTTCTTCAGTGTAAGAGTCAACATTTAGTGTTTCACCGAGACAGAAGTTCACAATGATCTTTTCAAGACCTTCAGATAGTTTCATTGGTTTCAATTTTGAGGTGTTCACGACAAAAAACAAAGCGTTCCCATTCTTCATCGGTGAAATTATCGGATGCATAGGGAATTCCTACAACATATGCACAGAATTTGTTGATTTGTTCTGATGCATTTGATTGTGAGACGATTGTTGCAGCGAGTAGTTCAAGCATGAACACCTCATTGATTACTTTGTAATTATACGTTGGCGAATGTATCTTGTCAACACTCACCAACCAGTCCTACAACTGGCACACTAACAACTAAATGCAAGAGCACCAAGACCAGCACCAAACAAAGGCCAATAGTTATTTCTTCCGTAGTTACTCCAACTTCCAGATGAACCATATCTGTTGTAACTACGATTCCAACTTCCACCATTAGACCAACTGTTACCAGAGATCGCACCAGCGAGACCAGCACCAAGTAATGCACCAGCAGTAGGATTGCAGACCCTACGACGATAGTAATATGGTTGTGGTTGAGCAACTACAACCGTGGGAGAAACTACTACTGGCGCAGATTGTTGCACGTTACCACATGGTACAGTAAACTTCTCTCTACGCACAATACCATTCACCCAAGATCCATCTGGATTCTGATACCCAGGTACATAAGTTTCTTGGATACGAGTACAAGTATCATACACAACGGTTTGTTGTGCAGAAACTGGCAGTGTCAGTAACAGTGGAAGTAGGAATAGACTTTTCATTTGAAGTTTTCTGATTCTTGAGATTGATACTCTGTCCACATAGCATTATGTATCTCCATCAACCCATCAATCCAGAAACCTTCAGGATAGATTCCTAGATCATTCATCAGTCCACGATGACTGGTTCCTTCCTTTTCTGACTTGTTAATGATATGACAAAGTGCTTCTACACATTTGTACTTATCCTGTGGTGATAACATATGATACCATCCCACCGATTGTTCAATAGAACGTTGATGTGCTTCTTGCATTTTAGAAAATGTTTCAGAGTTATACCACTCTGTTAATGCTTGTCCAAATGTATTCTTTTTATTGTCCGAATGGTCCCCAGCTTCCACGGTCACCCTCCATACGTTGTTCAAGTTTATCTATGAGAGCATCGGCACTGATAAGATTATCAATTTGCATAATCATATCAGCAATGTGTTTGCCGATGAATGGTTTTTCTTGTCGTGCAGCATATGCAAGAGCATTTCGTAGTGCTGCTTCAGCCTCTTTGAGACTAGTTTCTACTGATTCAGATAGTGCCATTAGTTACTTTACGAAGTTCATACGATCCATCACCGCGATCAATCCATTCTACTTGATCACCTTCCTTCAGATTTGCAGCTTCCAGAAGATCTTCTGGAAATGAAATGAGATACTCATCAGAACCAGCAAACTGTTCAACAGGGAGAATCCACTTTACCACACGATCAGTATTAGGTGGTTCTGGATTCTTGAGTTTTTGCAATTCTTCATTTGCTTGATCAAGTTCTCTACCCGCTTGGATAGCTACCGACCATGCATCTTGAAACTTTTTATCGTATTCATCAATATAATAATTTAGAAAACGATAAGTAGCAGACAACAAATGATCTACATCAGATCTACCAGGATAACTGTCATTAAATGTATCCATGCATGATCCAATGAGAACTTTAAGTTCATCTAATCCACTCTCACACATGGAGAGTTCATTCATTGCATTGTAGACATCAGTGTAGGTCTTCATTGTCTTCCTGATCAAGTCGGCGTTTGATTGCATCCATTATCATATCAGAGAGCTCTTCCTCTGTCAAGCCATTCAGGAATGACCATCTTGGATCTTCTGGATCCCATTCCAGATTGATCTCACCAGTTTCTTCATTTACATTAACTTTGAGTCCATCATCCATAACTAGTCATCTCTTTATAAAGTTTGTGATATTTAAACAAAAGATCTTCAATGACACGTACTTGACTATCATTGAAGATCTTAAGTTGTATTAGTGTGTCTTCTAGTGAATTGATTACTTTTAAAACCCGTAAATGATCATGCATCACCAAGATTGAAATTTCTCAACCCAATATACTTGGGATCGTTCATGATGTCAAGTCTGTTTTGAAGCTCATACAATTCATTGGTAGTACCAACGTTCTCTTCTTCTAACTGCTCAATCCTATGTTCAAATTCATACAGAGTACCATCTATTTCATCTATTTTCTGCATGATTTGATATAATAGTTCTTCCATTCTAGTAGTTGGTTGGTTGAAAATGTTGAACATAGTCTCCTTTCCCCTCAAGAGATTTTACCATGAGTTCTGTAAATCTTTCCATCCGATCATAGTGAACAGATGCAGGATTGTAATTGATTGCATCTTTTAGGGCCGTAAGTTCGTCCCATTCTTCTTGTGTCATGATGGCGTTTCAGAGTACCATAGTAATTTATCAGGAAATCCTGACAAAATGAAGTTTCTTAACTATAATTTTATGTTGTTGTGATATTACTTAATGATACCCATCATCTTTAAGTATCTACGGTAGGCATTAAATCTACCTACCGATGGTTGACCTGGAGCGTCTAATTGTTTGCAGATTTCGCAATACATTAAAAACTCATACCATGGCGTGGTTGGGTCTAGCACATGGTATGGATAATCATCAGAGTTTTCCACCTACAGTTCCCTCATGTCTCTTGACATCTGTATCATCCCAACCATCTTGTAATCCTTTCAGATAGAATCTAGTTGCACTGATACATCCATCTTTATCTAGTGCATAAATGAGACCACGCCCATCTTTATGAAAACTTTTCCATGCACCATAGCGTGTCTCTTCTACACGAAAAGCATCATCATACCATTCGTGTTCTGCAATCTCAGGATGCTCGTTTTGGACGCTCATTCAAATTCCCCAGTGCGATTTTTGACTGTTCCTGAGCGATAAACGCCCTCAATTCTGGTGTCTCTGTCCATTCCCAGATTGTGCCGTCCTTCTGTGTAAAGGACTTCTGAATTGTTTGGAGTTTCATAAATTTCTACCTCAACATTAATTTCTCGGTCAT